GTNAAACTAAATATTNTTAGGAGGCANTATGGANTGGNTTCAAANTAAAACAACNCAACTGATTGCACTGGCTGGNATTGTNAGTACCTTGGCTGGTTTCNGCTACACAGGTGCGGGCTACGTTAATAGAATTACTAATTTAGAATCTAAGATGGCTCGTTACATTAACGAAATAGATGCGCTTGCTGACGAAGTAGCGGTTATGGATAAGCAAGTGGTTGCTGTAGGGGAACAGATTAAATCTTTAAACATAGAAACAGAAGACTTGAGTCCTATTAAAGACGATATTGTTGCGTTGCAAACAAGTGTTGCTGGCATCAATGCAAGTGTTGATTCTATGTACGATGATGTAAGAAGTTTAAAAAACATGAACGATAACCCATTGGCAAACTAAATAAGGAGCGTAATATTTATGACTTGGTATGCAAAAGAAATAGGGCTAACAAACTGGTTTAAAAAAACATTTTTAGGCATGGAAGAAATAACTGTGCGTACTAGAAACAAAAAAGGCCAGTACGTTAAGGATGATCCAAAAACAAAAAAGAATGAGGCCTACACTAAAAAAGTAGTGAGGAAATAGCATGGGCGACGATCAATATCATCCAAGCAGTAGATTCGGTGGCGACATGTCTCGAAACGAAGTTGAGATGGACTTATCCAAGTTCATGGAGATGCTTCAAGAGAACTCTGCGCTTAAAGATAAAATAAGAACTTTAGAAGATGAGAAGAACGACAACCCTTATCAAAAGTTTATATTTGTAGCACAAGCCATAGACAGTTGGCGCATTATTCCTAGGTGTTTTTTAGGGGTATATATGTACTTACTATATTTTACAACTTTTTGGTTTATGGATTTACCTGATCCTAGTTTTGAACAATCAGGCTTAATTTCAATTGTTGTGGGTGCTGGGGCAGCCTGGTTCGGCTTGTATACAAATAGCTCTAAACCTAAAGTATGAAGTGGGCTTTCCGTTTGAGATAATTACCATGTTGGGATCTACTCTGTTGAGTAGTTTACTAAGTATATGGGCACAAAGTCGTAAAGCAAAAGCCGAAGAGCAAAAGCTTCTTATAACAAGGGGTGAGTTTGAAATGAAAGCTCGTAAACAATCCTTGGACCACGGACTAAAGGACAAAGGCTTTGCATGGACACGAAGGATTATTGCTTTGACTTCTATTTTTGCAATCGTGCTGTTGACCAAAGCTTGTAGCCGTGTTTGCTACCAAACGTCGATGTAACGGTTGGATACACGAATTGGAATCCGTAGGGTTTTGGTTTTTTAAAGAAGGAAGAGAAGTTTTTGAATGGATTACGTTTCAAGGACTGGTTATAACGCAATTAGATACAAACCTAGTTTCCGCCATTATTGGTATGTATTTTGGTGGTAGTCTAGTTAAGAAATAAAGGATAATATATAAAAATGCCGTACGCTACATACAAACTTGTCCCAGGAGTAAATAGAGAAGGAACCGCGTTTTCTGCTCAAGGCGGCTGGTTTGATTCTAACTTGGTACGCTTTCGTAAAAACTTCCCTGAAAAAATAGGGGGTTGGGAAAAAGAACAAACAGATACGTATTTAGGAACAGGACGAGCTTTGCACGCATGGGTTTCTTTGGGCGGTACAAAATATTTAAGTCTTGGAACCACGCTAAAATATTATGTCAAAGACGGAACTAATTTCTACGATATAACACCTATAAGAGNCACAAACACGGGTACGGCAACCTTTACCAGTGAAAGTGGAAGTTCCACTATTACAGTAACTGATTCTTCGCACGGAGCTGCGCAAAATGACTTTGTTACTTTTACTGATACCGCTACTTTAGGCACTAGTAATATTACAAACACTGTTCTTAACCAAGAATACCAAATTGCATCTATTACTAACGCCAATGTTTATACTATAGTTGCTAAAGACACCAGTGGAAATGAAGTAACAGCTAATGCAACTGTTTCTGGAGGCGGTGGCACTTCTACAGTTGCCAAATATCAAATCAGTGTAGGACTAGATGATTATGTTTTCTGGTTCAGGTTGGGGAGCGAGTACATGGGGTGATTCTACTTTTGGTTCTGCTTCTACACTTGCGTTTAACAACCAATTAAGAATATGGACGCACGATACTTTTGGCGAAGACTTGGTTATAAACCCAAGAGCAGGGGGTATTTTTTATTGGACCGAGGACAACGGAACAAGTGCGCGTGCTCAAAGTTTAACAGAGTTAGGTGCAACTCTTCCTCCAACCCTTGCTTTGCAAGTGCTTGTTAGCGACGTTGACAGGCACGTTATTTGTTTGGGTGCTGACCCTTTAAACGATGCGGGCACAGCCAGAACAGGTGCCATTGATCCTATGTTTATCGCTTGGTCTGACCAAGAAAACATTAATGATTGGAAACCTACTTTAACAAACACGGCGGGATCTTTACGTTTGTCTGCCGGCACACAAATTATTGGCGCACTTCGTTCTCGGCAAGAAATATTAATTTGGACAGATGATGCGTTGTATAGTATGCAGTTTATTGGTCCTCCCTATACTTTTGGTGTAAACCTAATTAATTCAGGGGTAGGTATGGTTGCTCCTAAAGCTGCTGTTAATACGCCAGCAGGGGTATATTGGATGGATCGTTCCGGTTTTTATAACTACAACGGTTCTGTTTCAAGAGTGCCTTGTTCCGTGCACAACTATGTGTTTAATGATTTTAATCAAAGTCAATCGTTTAAAGTGTTTGGTTATTTAAACCGACAGTTTAACGAAGTCGGTTGGTTCTACCCTTCTGGAAGTTCTTCAGAAATAGACAGGTATGTTGTTTTTAATTACCAAGAAAACGTTTGGTATTATGGACAAATGACACGCTTTGCTTGGTTGGACGAAGGCGTGCAACCTTATCCAAGGGCCACGGGCACCGATACATATAACTATGTCTACAGACACGAGACTGGAAACGACGCAGACGGAACGCCTATGGACAACGTTTACATTGAATCGGCTGATTTTTCATTGGACGGCATAGGAAACGCGTACACACAAGTACAAAACGCAATTCCAGACGTGCGTTTTTTAGGTAGTGGCGGTTCAGGTCAAGTCGTTAATTTTGTGTTAAAAACTAGAAATTATCCAAACGAAAGCTTAACAACTAAAAGCACAAGCCAAGTAACNGAAAGCACAGAAAAAGTAGATTTAAGAGGTCGAGCACGACAAGCAGTGGTTAGACTAGAGTCTGATGACGANGCAAGCACTGAAGCAAGGCTTGGTGTGGGGTGGAGACTTGGAGATATGCGATTAAACACCAGACCGGATGGCAGGAGATAATGGCACGATTACTTGATACACGTTTGCCCACAGCAATGGGAGACGTTGACTCTGATCTTTTTAATAGATTGGTAAGAATTTTAGAATTAAACCTACAAGGCTTTGATCCTACAGCAACTTATCAGTATACTAATACTACTCGCGACCAAAATTTGTTTAGTCGTGGAGACATTATCTGGAACTTGACAGAAGACAGCCTGCAAGTTTTTGATGGATACAAGTGGCAAACATTATACGCGCCGGACGGAAAAGGCGTGAAAGCCGCAGGACAGCTTGGAAAATTAACCGTATCAACAAACGGTGCAACCACGGTTCCTATACTATAATGCCTATCAAAAAAGTAAGCGGAGGCTACAAGTGGGGTAAGTCTGGAAAGGTTTATCCAACGAAAGCCGGAGCACAAAAGCAAGCCCAAGCAGCATACGCTTCGGGCTACAAAGGTTACAAAAACGGAGGACCGGTGGCAGGACAACGAGGAAGAATGAGCGGCGTAGGCAGTTTTCTTAGCACTATAGCAAACATGTTGCCTGGGTATCCTATAAACATGGGGAACACAACGGTTAAGGTGGGCGGTATTCCAGGAACCCTGCTTAACAAAATGATTAACACTCAAGGAAACACAAGCTCTACAGCAGCGCAAAGGTTTAGAGACACGGGACCCTCGGGAGACATGGCCCTTCAAAAAATAAGTAGTGGTGTGTACAACGCTCCTGGTGGTAAAGGTGGTGGTAAAGGCGCAGGCGGCGGATACGGCCAAATGCAAAGAGCCAAAAACATAGAAACCCGAGGGATGAGAAGGATGATGAGACAAGTGGCTAAAATGATTGATCCACAAACTTACATAGATCAAGGGTTTTCAGAAAAAGACGCACAAGAAATTGCAAATTCGCACAGTGAAATATATGGAACCCCTAACAAAGTAAGAGAGTTTTTCTTTTCGCAAAACAAAGGACCATCTAGTGTCTATGGAACAATGGACGAGTTAAGAGCAGCCGGAGTGGATGCAAGACCCAGCATGGCTACAAGCTTTCGTATGCCTAAAAATTGGGAAGAAATTTATAAGTATTTTGAAGAACACGGTACTTTTGAAGGCGCACCGCCTCCTCGAGCCGTGTATGATGAATCAACTTTATCTCCTTTAGGAATAAGGTCTTTGCCGCCACAAATTGCACAAAACACTAAACCTTATTGGTGGCCTGACAGCTTGCCTTGGCCAGGGGACGGAGACGGATAATATGATGCAATCAGGAATAATGCGTTTATCAGAGGGCGGAACACCCGTAGGGATGACGCCACAAATGGCGGCTGATTTTATTAGTTGGTTTAAAGGCAAGTTTGGAAGAGGGCGACTGGGGCCTGATTCTTGGAACAGTACCAAAATGCTGTGGCTAAGAGATTCTGGTTATAAAACCTATGGCAATTCTTTGAAAGAATATTATCCCGGCGATTGGGACTCTTATGTAAATTGGGTAACTGGCGGGGGCGCAAACGATACAGATACAGATACAGATACAGATACAGAAGGACCACAGACAGTTTTCGAGGCAGGGAGCGACCTTCCTTCTATTATGGACTACGAAAATGGTGCTATTATAACGGTCGGAGACATTAAGTATATTCTTACAAACAACATTTGGAAGGAGTATGAAGAACCCGGTGGCGGCACAAGTGGTGATTACGGGACAGATGCTTCTGGAAACCCTCTTCCTGACCCAAATGACTCTAAGTACGGCGAAGGCGCCGTGTACGGTGTAGGAGATGATCTTTATGAAGTTATAAACGGAAAATGGGAAAAAGTAGGTGGACAATCAAGCGACGGCAGCAATCAGGGTGGCATGTTTGGATTGGGCATCGGACCGTTTCTTTCGGACCTCTTTGGTGTTACAGGCACGGGTGTAGGCAATGTTTTATCCGGTATTTTTGGACAAGGCGGCAACATAAGCGATTTAATAGAGCTTTTCCTTAAAGGCAAAGCGGTTAAAGGTGCTTGGGACGCGATTGAATACGAGGTGCCCACCGGACAAAAAGAATCGATGAGCGATTCTGAAAAAGCAACCCCGCTTACAACCAACATGACACTCGCTGGAATACGTCCAAGCTATTTGCAAAATCAAAAATACGCCATCCCTGTTGGGCAGTCGGGCATTCCTGCGGCGACACACACGGTTGGAACACCTTTTGTAGAAAAAGTAGAAGAAGTGCAAGGCGGTGAAATGGGTGGTATTATGGGTGCAAAGGGACACGGAGACATTGTTCCAGCGCTTTTGGAACCAAACGAGTTTGTGTTCACTCGTAAAGCGGTTCAAAACATGGGAAATGGAAACGTTAATTTAGGTGCAAAACGCATGTATAAAATTATGAAAGATTTAGAGAGGATGGGCTAGTGATAGACAAGCTTTTGAAACGACAAACCGGAGGAACAACAGCTACGTCCTCCGAAGGACCGGGTTCAACGATTGCTTTTGAGCCGCCTTGGGTTGAACAAATGCGACGAGGGTTCCTCGACAACGCTTGGAACTGGGCATCACAGCCCACACCTGTTCCAGTTAGGCAGTACGCAGGTTTTGATCCGTTTGAAATGGGTGCAAGAGCACTGACTCCTGGACTTGGTGGATTTCANCCTTATTTGCAACAAGCAGGNGGTGCATACGGACAAGGGCTCGGGGCCCTGGGACAAGGTATGCAAGCAGGTTTTGCAGGCGCACAGGCGTATGATCCAAGCATGGGTCAAGCTTTCTTTAACCCTTACGAAGACCAAGTGGTACAAAGAAGTCTTGATGATGTATATAAAAACTTCGCACAACAAGACATGCAAGCAAGATCCGGTGCAGTAGGCGCAGGAGCCTATGGCGGCGGTCGTGGAAGACTGATGGCACAAGAACGATTTAACCAATTGGGTAAAGGCATGTCGGGCACCGCGGGG